GCAGGTGCATCTGCACTATTAGCAAAACCCCTAGCAGATTTACTACTAAGGGTTTTTAAACCTGCAATCAAACAGGTATTGACTAAAGTTAATAAAGCACTTGGTAAGACTCCTTATCGTCCTACTCAATCTGAAATAAAAACAAATGAGTATAGAGTAAAGAAAGGTCTAGTTGGAATTAACTTCGCAAAAAGGAATAAGAAAAAGAAATAACTAAGATACCTTATTACCATAAGCACTTGCTTCTGTTGAATCAGGATTATTTTTTAAATATTCATTATATCTAAAACCAGATCCTTCTGGATAGATATACTTTCCATTTTCATCGAAGTTAGGGCCAGTTTTCTTTGCATTATATACAGGTCTAGGTCTTTTCCCTTCTCTCATCTCCCTACCCTTTCTTCTTCTCATTTGATTACCAGTTTCATGGTCTTCAGGCAAAGTAGGCCAAGAAGACCCTAAGATCCTTTTAATATCTTCTTTGGTGTAACCTTTCATTTCACTTAATCGTGTTTACACTCTTTAACTTCAGACCAACCACCTTGATCTATCCACATTCTATAGTGTGGATTGTCCCATGCATCACTGATATTATAAGAAGGCATAATAACTTCTCGAATATATCTTCTGTTCTCACTTGCTATGACTTCAACATTATTAAGTCGTTGTCCTTCAAGAAGTGAAACTCTATTCTGTATACCTGATAAAAACCAGACCATACCACCTGCTTGTGCTGCTAGGAATGTAATCACAGCAACTGGTACTTTAAAATCTTTCATTTTTCTGCAGCATATAAAGCGAATGTAGAAGTAGTTATAACAGTCATCATGTTAGCAATATGTTGTTTAGTATCAGAATCACATTTATTAACCATAGGAAGAAAACATCCAATTATGGTTGCACCCACTATTCCTAACTGGAATAAGATCACAATCCTTATAAGATTTATAACTCGATTCTTTGTATTATTTTTGAGGGACTTCTTCACGATAATCTCCTGGTGTTGTACTTCTTACGACACCACCTGTTGATGTAGGTAGCATCTCTCTCAAAGCATTACGAACTTCTTCTCTTACTATGAGTTGAAGTTCTGTTTGTTTTGCCTTGATTCTTTTCTCAGGTCCACCAGTTGCCTGATCAATAGCATAATTACCACCCATGAAAGTACCGCCACCTATTACAGCGACGGCAGTTCCTGTTGATGTTATTTTTTGTAAGTCCATTACTTCTTACACTTACACTTGTACTTAGCAAATGCTGCTGCAAGGATTAATACTATTGCTGCTATACCTATACCTGTACCAACAGATACTCCACCAGACTCTGGTTCTGGAAGTGGTAGTGCTTCTTGTACTTCTATTACCTCTTTAGGTATAGGAAGATCTTTAATAATTGTTTCCATAAGTTTAACCTTCTACTAATGTACCATATGATCTACGTATCTCACGTAGTGTTTCAAAGTCTTTCTGTTTTGTACCTCCATCATATGCCCATGCATATCCTTCAGTAATCATTTGTTCGTTAAGCGACAGGTTTGAATCCCCGATATAAAGCCACCCAAGAAGACGACCATATTTACCGACCCCACCAACAAGTTCAGTCCTAATAGACAACTCATCGTCACCGTCAATAGCACCTTCGAGTTTGTTTTTAAGCCATGCAGTTGCATCCAAACCGAGTTCTTTTTCTTCAAGGTCACGAGTCCTCTTCTCTGGTGTGTCCACTCCTGCTACTCTCACTCTCTCCTTTTTGTAAAGATCGAAACCAAGATCTATAGTCACGTCTATCGTGTCTCCATCTAATACTCTGTTGATCTCCGTCACTCGAAAGTTGTAACAACTCTTGCGACTCGGTGGGGTCATTGCTCCCATAGTCAAACTCCATATCTTCTAATGCTTTATTTATAGAATCTTCTGCATTAGTCCTAGTTTTTCTTGATTCATGATCTCTGATCTTCTGTATCCATTCTCCTGTAGGAAATGAATGACCCATATGTGCTTCTGCCTTTGGTGCAAAATATCCTGCTCCAATAAAAGCAACCGCTATCGATCCCAAAAGACCTATAGCGGCTACTACTTTCTCATTTGCTCTAACTCTTTCAGTGAGCTCCTTCTGCTTCTCCAGCAATCTCTCCACTTGTGTCTCTAGGACTGCTATCTTCACTTCGTTGCTCATTAGGATACCATGTATCATACATGAATATGTAGTAAATTGCAACCCCCACACCAATAAGGAGAATAGCAAGCATGATATTAATTGACCAGACTACTTCACTCAATCTCTTTGCCTCCAATCATCTGACCTTTCATTATGAAACCAATCCACTACATCTTGTGGATCTCCAAAACCCCTACGATGATGAGTTGAATCGGGGTCTCCTATGTTCAACTCATTCAGAAAAGAATCAGTCGGATCTACAGATATTCTTCTTGCAGTATTCAACATACCTCTAGCAGCAGTATTCGCTTTTGCTAATTTCTCTGCCCAGATCATATCTTCTAGACTAACCTCAACTCCAGCACCTATATCTTTACAGATTGCTGTTAACCTTAAACGGTATTGTGTTGATAGCATATTAGTTAACGTGAATAACTCCTTTCATGCCAGCACCAGCATGAGGATCACATTGGAAAGCATAATCGCCAGGTTGCTCAAAGGTAACATCAAAGCTTTCTCCAGCAGTAAATGCTAGATCTCCATGTGAGAGTTCATCATGATCTGCAAAGATTACATTGTGTGGAGGTAGTTCGTTATTAACAAACGTAACTGTATCTCCAACATTAATTGTTAGTTCGCAAGGTTCAAAGACTAACATGCCTCCAGAACCCATCTGTATTTCAGCAGCATATGCTGATGCTGCTAAAGAAAATGAAAGGAATAATGATGTAATCATTATTGTGAGTCTACTCATCCACCACATAATTTCGTGTTTTAAAGTTTTGTTATTCATATTTAGTGTCCCATTGGGATACCTGCAGCCATCAAACGAGAGATGTTATCAACCTCTTCGTTATTACAGTAATCAACAAAATGAGGATGTGCTTTAAGAAAAGGCACATCCTCTTTACTGTGTTCTATTGCATCGTATGCACTCATGGCATACTCACAAATTTCTAAATGATTCTTTTGTAAGTCGTGATAACCGACTGTATAGTGTCTCTGTTGCGTAAGGGGCATGATTGTTTCAATCCCGTACTATGCAGATATTTATAGCACACTATAGTAATTTTTGCCTAGTTAAGTGTGGACTCACGGACACTGTTAGGGTATCAAATCAAAATTGTTTAGGATGAGTAACTACATCACCACGTATCTCACCAATGTCATCTATGTGAGCATGATCAATATTTTCAATATGTAGATGCTCTAATGCATCAGCAATTCTTTCAAGTGCTGATGCAATTCTAGTAAACTCTTCACTCATTCTTCATCCTCCACAATTAGAGGTTTAAAATCATCAGTCATAATCTATTTTCAGAACCTCCTAATGAATCAAAATCGTGAATGTTCTCCGAACCACCTATTGAAAAAGGATTGTATTTGGCGGTGGCAATTTCATACATCTTTTCATGCAGGGTTTCTTCAATTGGTATATCCAATGGTTCTGTTTCATCCTTAAACCATCCTGCAATATCCTCTTCTGGTCTTGGGTTTCTTTCTGCTTCTTTCATAGCTTTAACCTCCAATTCTAATTCTGCTAATTTTTCTGGGGGTGCGTATCTATTACTGCCATTTGCTATTGGCATATCATCTAATGGATTATGTGGTTGTGGGGGAACAAACCACTCATCCTTAATATCATCCCCCTTATGGGAACCAACAAAAACATTTCTAATGCTTCTGCTTATTGAATCAAAAATACTCATAATACTTGAATCACCCCTGCAATTTCTGGAATTTCCATTTGTAGTTTCTTTTCAATGCCCATTTTAATAGTTTGAGAACTGTAAGCACATGTGGAACAAGCTCCACCTAATCGTACTTTAACATATGGACCCGAATCTGTAAAGTCTGTTTCAACATACTCTAACCATCCACCATCCGCTTCTATGTATGGAAGCATTTCAGTCAAAACTTCAATTACGTTTTCGTCATTTAGTTCCATATTCTCGTTAATTGTCTTATATCAGATGTTCCATAAAGTGCTTTACATATTTGTTCAGCATCCTCTCTTAGATTAGAAGGTGATATAAATTCCACCTTAGTTAATCTATTTGAGTTAAGTAAGATCTGTGCTGACCATTTAGTTTCTTTCATCTTTCCACCAAAATATCTCCATCATCATCTTCTTCCTCCATATCCTCATCCTCAAAATTGACAACCATTAATTCCTCACCCCATTTAACTCCTTCCATCTCTGGATGAGGTGCTGGTATTCTAGTTTTAGGTCTTGGAGGTTTTTTATATTCTTCTTGTACCATACTCATACTCTTCCACATGAATGCGAAAGCAGCACCAGCAGTTGCTGCAAATAATAAACCAAAAATTAATCCACTGAAGAAATTCATCAATCGCTATTCTTACTTCTAAGTTCTTGATTTAAAAGATAGAACCATACCACACCCAAAACTATTATAGCAAACATTCTAATAGAGTCTGGTGAGGTGTCTATCATAATACTATTGCACCTATAATAAATCCAATTACAGCATTAGCACACTTGCTCTGATATGGAGATAGATTAAACTTCTTCTCTATCTTCTCTAAAATCTTTTTATCTAACTCTACTCCTTTATCGAATAGTTCTTTAATTTTATTCATCTTCATCCTCCTTTGTATCTAAATTACCTAATGATTTATATTCTAACTGTTTTCTAAGAAAATGTACCTCCTTTTTCAAGAGAAGGTTCTCTTCTTCTAAAGTCTCACAATATTCAGAATAGATTATAACACTCATATATTTATTGTAACATCATAAAAGTATTTAATCAATTAATGTTTGCTTCATCTTTACATTCCTTAGTAAGATCTTCTGCCATCTGTCCACCAATCTCTGCTCCTTGATCCATTCCGATCATTGTAGCAGCACCAGCAAGTACCCATCCTACTATAGGAACAGATGCAATTCCAGTAGTAGTAACAGCAGCAGTTCCTAAACCACCACCTACTAATCTACCTGTCTGTTCACCACCACCTTTCTTCTTAATACATGCAATCATCTCAGGACTCATACCACCACTCTCACTCTGTGATGGAGAAACATAATACTGTTCATGCTTAGATATTTTTGTCTTACCCATTCCTAAGAATCCACCAGGTCTATCCACCCCTTCAGACTTGACTAGTACTCTAGGGTCATGTGCTCTATAATTTATACTATATCCTTCCTCATTTGCTACAACACTATAAGAAGTATATTCACCAATAGGTAAATCCAATTTAGGAAACTTGGTACGATTAGCAAGAGTGCCAATCATACCA